CTCGTAAATGGCGGGTCTTTCGACTAATGCTCCCGGCCTTTGGGGTGGCTTTGCAGGGCTCCTGTACGGCTCCACCTCGCTGTCTACGCCTCCGGGCTTTTTGGCTGACGCGACACCTGCGTGGGTGCCCGCTGGTGGCGTGCTGGCCTTTGAGTTCGACAACGGCCTTGGCTACAACTCCCGCAACCTAGCGACGACCACCCCCGACAGCATCCTCACCTACACGTCCCCTAGCCCGAAGCTGGTCTATGGGTCGGATGGGGTGCTGAGGTATGCGCCGCATAATTTGCTGGTGCAAAGTCAGACGTTTGAAACTGCGGCTTGGGTGAGGACAAATGTGTCTGTTGTTAACACAGCAGATGTAGTCGCGCCGGATGGAACGCTCACCGCTGATAAGATTGAAAATACAATAAACGCACCAACTGCTGGTGCCCAGCTCCTTCAAACTTTGACGACATTGGGATCTGGAGAGTATGTTTATTCGGTTTACGCAAAAATTGGATCGGGCGATACGGACAGCAACAGATTTGTAGTTAGAAATAATACAACTGCCCTTAATTTTGTAACTATAACGATAAATTGGTCTACCGGGGCTATTACGCAGACAACAGGTAGTGGAGCAACGGCAACCTCAGCCGGGGACGGCTGGTGGCGAATTGTAATGCCGTTTAGTCTAACTGCAACAGTCGGTGACAGCATTCGATTTTTCGTTGGCGTTAGCGGGCAAGTCGAAGGTGTCGGTGAGTTTGTCTACGCATGGGGTGCTCAACTCCAACGCACTCCCAACCATTCTAACACCTACATCCCCACCACTACCGCCGCCGTCTACTCCCTCCCCATCGACCACAACCCGACCACGTTCGAGCCGTTGGGTGTGCTGATTGAGGAGGAGCGGACGAATTTGCTGTTGCAATCTGAAAACTGTACGGTCACTTGGACCAACCCAATTGGTCCTACCACCAGTACGAAAGTTAATATTGCCTCACCTTTTCATGCTGGTACAGCATTTCAAATTACCAGCACCCTAAACTCAGGTTTCTCCTCCGGGGGGTTGCGTCAGGGTATTTCGGTAGCAGCGACAACTAAACACATTTTATCATTTTACGTTGAAGATAACGTAGGTGAGATTTCTATCGGGCTAGAGAACGGCCTAACTGCATACGGAGCGAATTTCGTAGCGAGTATTAACACGGTTACTGGCACAGCGTCGGGGGCGCAAGCGTCTCAAGTTACTATAGCCGCTGTTAACGGGGGTTGGCGCGTATCTGCTGACTTGGGAACCTCCAAGGCAGGGGGCGGGGCTGCCCAAATAGAATTTCAGATGGTGGATTTGAATGTGCCAAAAATAATTGGCGCTCCTCAACTCGAACAAGGCGCATTCCCAACCTCCTACATCCCCACCGTAGCCTCACAGGTTACTAGACTTGCGGATCAGGTGAGCATCCTGACGAGTGCGTTTGGGTGGAATGCGGCGGCGGGGACGATTGCCACCGAATATTACGACAGTGGAATTAACTCGGCACTGTGGCGTATAGACGATGGCGGGGACAACTATTATTTCCGGGCCATTCGAGATACAGGCTCTATGGTGGCTTCTGCGGTCTATGGTGGGGTGGCGTATCCTGTGTACCTGACCGCAACGGCAAAAGGCATGCCGACCAAATTTGCTGCTGGTTGGGACGCGGCCTCTATAAACGCGGCTATCAATGGCACCTTAGGAACCGCGAATACCTCATTGACCCTCCCAACCGTGCTTATTTTCCGCATCGGAAATAACCGGAACGCTCAATATTATAACAGCCACATCAAACGCCTCACCTACTTCCCAACGCGCCGGACGGACGCCGATTTGCAGGTGCTTACAAGAGGCGATGACCTTGTGTGGGGCGCGGGCGACTATCTGGTCTGGGGATCTGGCAACAACCTAACGTGGTGAACATAAATGACCGACATTAACCTGCAGACCATAACGCCCGACACCACGCTGCCCACGACAGGCTTCCTGTTTGGTGCGGACAGTCAGGCCTCTGGATCGCCTAGCGTGTACACCGTGCAGTCTGTCGCAACGACGCTGCTGGGCTCGACCACGCTGTCCGGCGCGACGATCACCGCCGATGCGCCCGTGCTAAACTTGGCGCAGACGTGGAACAACGCTGCCATCACGTTCACGGGGCTGAAGCTGAACGCGACGGACACGGCGTCGGCGGCTGCGAGCCTGTTGATGGACTTGCAGGTTGGTGGGACGAGTAGGTTTAACGTCCGCAAGGACGGGCAGATTGTCACTCAAGGTGGCATGAGTGCCCAAGGCGCACTGTTAACCACCAGCTACCTACAGGCCGATGCGGCTGCTGGTGTGTGGTTGCGAAATGCTGCTGGCGAGCTTGCATTCGGAAATCCATCCGACCTGAAGCTGACCCGCCGTGACCCAGCCAACCTCCGTTTCGGCGCTGCTGACGCTGCCGCACCCGTAGCCCAGAAGCTCTCCGTCCAGTCCGTTGTTGCGGGCACCACCAACACCGCAGGCGCGAACCTCACGATCACCGGCTCGCAGGGCACGGGCACTGGCGCGGGCGGGAGCATCATCTTCCAAGTCGCCTTGGCTGGATCGTCCGGAACGGCGCAGAATGCGCTGGTTACGGCGCTGACGATTGCTAGTACCACCGATGCGACGTTTGCAAATGCAGTTAGCGCTGGTGCAACGTCATATATTGCGTTTTCTAGCCGCTCACGACTGTACTCTCCAGCCGACAGCATAATTCTCCTGTCAAACAACGGAGTAAGCAACTTCGACCGCCTCCAGTTTGGCGGTACTACCTCCTCATTCCCCGCCATCAAGCGGTCCAGCGCATCGCTCATCGTGCGGCTTGCGGATGACACCGCCAACGCCGCACTGGAAAGCGCCAGCCTCAAGACCGACGCACCCACTGGCGGAACGGCCGCAACATGGAAACTCGGCACCGTTGCCACCGTCTCCCCGACATTGCAGAACCGCACCATCGAGGTCGATATCGGCGGCACGATTTATTACATCTCCGCCAAGACAACCAACGACTAAGGGACAACCATGATCACCCTCACCCTGACCCAAGACGAAGTGCAGGCCCTCGGCGCGCTGCTGGACGCCGCCGTCAAGGCGACAGGCATTCAAGGTGCCAAGGCTGCCGTGCCGCTCTTTGCCAAGCTGGAGGCCGCCGTGGCTGAAGTTAACGCGCCCAAAAAGGAAACTGAGGAATGACAATTTCTTACGCTTGGGCCGTCAATCAGATGACCGCTTACCCGGAATTTGCGGGCCAGCAGGATGTCGTCTTCCAGATTGCGTGGGTCTGCTCTGCGACGGACGGCACCTACAACGCGGCGGCTTACGGCACGGTCGATGTTACCTATGTCGCAGGCGCTCCCTACACGCCGTATGATCAGATCACGCTGGATCAGGTGAATGGCTGGGTGGCTAACGCGCTGGGCGAAGATGGCATCGCTAAGGCCTACGAAGATTGCGATGCGGCCATTGCGGCCCAGACCGTGCAGGATAAGCCTGTGACGTTGCCGCTGCCGTGGAATGTCCCGACGCCTGCGCCTGAGCCAGAGCCCGTGCCTGAAGAATAAGCGAGTGCAGGTGCTTACAACATGATTAAGAACGCAAAGATCACGGAAATCGAAGGTGAGTTCGTCGTGTCGGAGGACGGCACATGGATTGAGGGCATTTACGCCACCAAGAACGCCGCCCTGTGCGCTCTGACGCTCGCGCCCAGTGTGCTGGCTCGGCTGTGGGACAAGCACAAGCCCGTGCCGCTCACGGAAGAACAAGTGGCGGCTGCAACATGATCATCGACCTCATGGTATGGGCATCCACCCGCGAACAGTTCATCACCGGCATGGTCGAGAACGGCCTTGCCACGTATGAGGACGACATCCTCACCCCGACCGAATGTGTTGCCATTGACGAGCTAGGGCCGATCACCAAGACCCCGGCGACCTACGACGAGGACGGTAACGAGCTAACCCCGGCTGTCATCGTCGGCGGGCACCACGTCAATCTCCGCGCTTACGGTGAGTTTGCCGAGCAGGTGACCTACGGCCTACCGCAAGAGGGCGATGTTTTCCAGCGCACGCACCTGCTTCAGATCATCCAAGACCTCGACTTCAAGCCAATCACCGAGGAAGGCGTACCGGCTGGGTATGAGGGGCCGAACGGCGTGCGGCTGTTTGATCCCAGCGTAATCAACCGCCGTGCTCGTGTTTGGGCCTGACCGTGATTGACGGGTGCACAGGCTTCCAGTGGGCTGAGTGGATATACCCAGCCATACGGGCCTGCTGCGACGTCCACGATATGGGTGGCACCGATGGAACGCTGCTTGATTGTTTGCAAGCTGGCATTCCCGACTGGGCTTGGCCGATGGCCGCTATAGGCGTGGCTGTCATGGTATTGTTTCGACCCGTCTATAACTGGATCAAAGGCAAAGGGACGCACCAATGAACGCGGAGTTCTTCGAGGCAGTGCGGCCCTTGTTCGGCGGGTCGCTCAGCCAAGCCCAAGTGGACGGATTCAAAATCATCTTTGAGGCATGGCGCAAGGTCGGCTCAGGCAATGAGCGGGACTTGGCTTACATACTCGCGACCGCATATCACGAAACTGCCCGCACCATGCAGCCCGTGCGCGAAACGCTCGCGACAACCGATGCCAAGGCAAAGGAGCGGCTCACCAAGGCGTGGAAGTCAGGCAAGCTTCCGTGGGTCAAATCAGACTATTGGTCGGGCGGCTGGTTCGGGCGCGGGTTCGTCCAGCTCACGCACCGCGCCAACTACGTCAAGGCAAGCGAAAAGCTCGGCATTGATTTAGTGTCCGATCCGTCCAAGGCGATGATTCCCGAAGTCTCGGCGCTGATCCTCGTGCGCGGGATGCAAGAGGGATGGTTCACCGGCATGAAACTGGCCGACGCTGCTGACTTCCGCGAGGCCCGCCGCGTTGTGAATGGCACAGACCGCGCCAGTCAGATTGCCATGTATGCCGATGCGTTCCTCAGCGCGCTGGATGCGATGGATGATGCGCCTACTATCACCGTGATCGAGCCCAAGCCAAGTGGGGCAGGCTGGCTAGTTCTTGCGGCATTGGCCATTGCTGGTGTAGTTGTAGGTGCCTACAATTGGATTGTGTCCTTGTTCGGATAAGAGGTTGCCATGACCGCTGTCGTCGCACGTATTGCCCTGCGTTATATTTCCGGCGCGCTTGTCATCAAGGGGCTGTTGCCAGAGGATAGCGGCATCGCCACGGATCCAGACGTTCTCAACGTTGTGGAGGTGGCGCTAGGCTTTGCCATCGGCGCTGCAACAGAGGCTTGGTACGTTATCGCCCGGCGCATGGGGTGGGCGAAGTGAACCACCTCATTCCCGACTGGCTTGTGCCTCTTGTCCCGTACTGGCCGCTGGCGCTGATTGTTGCGGGTGCCGGTCTTGCGTGGCGCATTGCCGGGGCGCCGGGGCTTGCAACGTTTGCCGCAGCCGTCGGATTCGTTCTTGGACGCAGATCGGTTAAGACCGACGCGCCCATCCAGCCCAAGAAGAAGAGGCGGTTTTTCTAAATGCCCGAATGGATCGACCTCAAAATCTCCCTTGGCAATATCCTGACCATCGGGTCGGTGATTATCGGCCTGACCATCGGCTGGCAAACCCTAGCATCTGGCGTGCAAACCAATGCAAACGATATTCAGAAGCTCGACACTAGGGTCAACGATCAGGGCGACAGGCTGGACACGCTCATGACCGAGTTGCAAACCAACCGGATCAATGAGACGGCACTGCTGACGGAGCTTCGCACAGATATGCGCTATTTGAGAGAAGCTATCGATCAGATCAGGAGCGGGCAGAAGTAACGCTGCCTTAAGGGGACACAATGACAACGAGCGGCAGCTACAATTTTAACCCCGGCTTGGGAGAGCTAGTTTTATACGCGTATAACCAGATTGGCATACGCAACACGTCGATTGTGCAGGAACACCTTACTACCGCCAGAATGGCGACCAACATGATGTTGGCGAGCTTCAGCAATCAGGGCGTTAACCTGTGGAAGGTTGATCTGGTCACGGTTCCGCTGGTTCAGGGCGTCTCGACCTATGCCGTGGACCCTAGCACGGTGGTCATCCTTGATGCCTACGTGACCATCGACAACGGGGCAGGCGCTCCGATTGACCGCATCATCCTGCCCGTCAGCCGCACGGAATACTCGAGCTACGCCAACAAGCGTCAGCAGGGCTTTACGACGGCCTATTGGTTTGATCGCCTGACCAGCCCCACGGATATGGTCGGCCCGGGTGATAGCGAAATCCCCGCCGTGTCCGGCCCGCAGGTGACGCTGTGGCCCGTGCCTGACGGCAGCAGCGCGCAGTACCTCAAGTACTACCGGCTCGTGCAGTCGCAGACCTCAAACTACGCTAACGGCCAGACGGCTGACATCCCGTTCTTGTGGATGGAGGCGTTCGCTGATGGCCTAGCCTACCGGCTCGCCAAGATCTGGAACCCCCAGATGGCCGTTGGCCTGAAGGCAGCAGCTGATGAGGCCTACCAGATAGCGGCGGCTCAGAACGTAGAAACGGCGAATTATTTTATCTCCCCGCAACTCTCTGGCTACTTCCGGGCCTGATAGGAGGGGATCATGTCATACGCGTCTCAGGCCGGTCGGGCCAAAACAAATCCAAATTCCCCCGCCGCGCACGCCATATGCGACAGGTGCGGGTTTCGGCACAATCACGTAGACTTGCGCTGGCAGTACGACTGGCGCGGCGCCTCTCTGGCCAACATTCGCTTGCTGGTGTGCAATACCTGTTACGACAAGGCGCAGCCACAGCTTCGAGCAATCGTCCTCCCTGCGGATCCTGTGCCAATCGCAAATCCGCGTACGCAGGATTTTGTGGCGGCGTCTGCGCCTAGCGTTCAGAGCATGTTCCTGAGCGTGCCGCCTGACGATTAAGCGCCATGAGAATTCATAGACTTGGTAAAATTGTGCTTGGGCGGCTATATTGGCGGCAGAACACTCAAAAAGATCGTTTCCACCGTAAAGGGGTAAGGCCATGACCACCGGCTTGAGCTATGACGGCACCGTTGCTGGAACGACCAGCTACGTGGCCCAGATTGCCAACATGGCCGTAGTGGACCCCACCAACCCCGAATTTCTGGTCACGCTTCCGCAGGCGATCACATACGCCGAAAACCGCATCTATCGTGACCTTGATTTCCTCGTCACCAGCGTGGCGCAGACGTTCACGCTGACGGCTGGGAGCAGGAGGCTGCAGCTTGCTGGGTATCCCTTCGTGGTGACCGAGCAGATCAACATCATCACCCCTGCCGGTCAGGTTGACCCGGACGGGGTGGCGGCCACGCGGAGCCCGTGCCTGCCCGTCACGAAGGAATTCCTCGACGCTGTCTATGGTTCGTCTGCCGTGGCGAACCGAGGCGTGCCGCAGTACTTCGCGCCGTTCAACGACAATCTCTTCTATCTGGGCCCGGCCCCTGACGCAGCTTACACGGTCGAGATTGTGGGAACTGAGCGCCCCGCCAGCATGTCGGCCACGAACCTCAGTACGTTCATCAGCCTGTACCTGCCAGACCTCTTCATCATGGCGTCCATGATCTATGTCTCGGCCTACCAGCGCAATTTCTCGTCGGCTGGCGGCAATGATCCGCAGATGCCCGTCACCTACGAAACGCAGTACCAGACGCTGCTCAAGGGGGCGACGGTGGAGGAAGCCCGCAAGAAGTACGAATCTGCCGGGTGGACCTCTCAGTCCCCGGCTGTCGTCGCCTCTCCGACCCGAGGCTAAAACATGGGCCACGCAACGATGCGGCTCATTCCGGGAGTCGACCAAAACCGGACGCCAACGCTGAACGAGGCTGCGATCTCGTCGTGCAATCTGATCCGGTTCCAGCCAGATCGGCAGGGCATGGCGTTGCCCCAGAAGCTTGGCGGATGGACCAAGTTTTACAACGGCATCGTCCCGGGCGTCCCCAGAAACTTGTGGGCGTGGCAGGACGCTTATGCGGATCCGTATCTGGCAATTGGCTCGACAACCGGCCTGTATGCGGTCGACAGCGGCGGCGCCCTTCTAGGCATCAGCGGGCAGTATTACACGGTCAACAAGCCCGTTTCGGTGTCGACCACGGCAGGGTCGGCGACCGTCACCATCGTGGATGACGAGGCCAACATCCTGAGCGGTGACACGGTTTTCATCAAGACGCAGATTGCCGTGGGCGGCCTTGTCCTGTTTGGCAACTACCAATGCACATATGTCGATCCTGACACGTATAGGATCGATGTTGTCGACGCTGCGGGGTATCCCGTTTTTGCTACATCGACCGTATCCAACGGCGGCGCCGTCCCGCAATTCACCACGGTGAACGGTAGCAATATCGTTACGGTCACGCTGGCTGGTCACGACTATCAGGTAAACCAGTTCTTCCCGGTCTTGGTACCCACGACGTTTAACGGCATCACTCTGTCGGGCAACTACGTCATCCAGTCAGTGACGGGGGCCAACACCTTCACCATCAACGCGTCCAACAGCGCCACGGCGGCTAGCTCTGCCTCCATTAACAGCGGCCTCGCTCAGTACGAGTACTACCTCGGGAACACCGTTGCACCGTCGGCTTCCGGGTTTGGTACAGGCGAGTTTGGCATCGGCACTTTTGGTATCGGCACCATCCCATCGGTTGGCCGTCAATACGCCATCGTCAACGTGCAGCCCTCCACGCCGTCTGCCGGGTTCGTGACTTACACCATCGGCACTGCAGGTAATCGTGCATTGATTGAAGTGCCCGCCGGGTCCGAGTTCACGGTTTCAGGCGTGATCCCCTCAAATTACAACAGCATCAACCCGTTCAGCGTGGTTTCTTCGACGCGGGGGAGCCTCTCGGGCAACACCAGCACGCTCGTAATCGCATCAACCGAAACAGGCGCGTACACCTCGGGTGGCACGCTCACCTTCACCAGCTACGCCACCGGCAGCGCCACGGACTGGTCTTTGGGCAACTGGGGCGAGACGCTGATCTCTTGCCCGCGCAACAACGGCATCTACCAGTGGGATCCGCAGCTAGGCTCCGAAAGCTCCGCTCTGATCCCCACGGCGCCTATTGTCAATCAGGGCATGTTCATCGCCATGCCGCAGCGCCAGATCGTCGCCTACGGGTCGACCTATAATGGTATCCAGCAGCCGCTGCTGGTGCGCTGGTGCGACATCGGCAACTTCAATGTCTGGTCCCCTCAAGTCACAAATCAGGCGGGCTCTTATATCATCCCCAAGGGGTCACGCATTGTCGGCGGCATCCAAGGTCCGCAGCAGGGCCTGATCTGGACCGACCTCGGCGTCTGGGCCATGCAGTACGTCAGCCAGCCCTATATCTACCAGTTCAACGAGATCGGCGCTGGGTGCGGGATGGTCGCGGAGAAGGCCGCTGGCGCCATCAACGGTGACGTCTACTGGATGGGCCTGAAGCAGTTCTTCAAGCTCGCTGGCAGCGGCGTCGAGCCGGTGAATTGCCCGGTCTGGGATGTGGTGTTCCAGAACCTGAATATGGACTACGCAGACAACATCCGCGTGGCGGTGAATTCCAGCTTCCATGAGATTGCGTGGTACTACCCGTCGAACGACAGCGTGAACGGCGAGAACGACAGCTACGTGAAGCTGAACGTACTCATCAACCAGTGGGACTACGGCACGCTGGATCGGTCCGCTTGGCTTGACCAGAGTGTTCTCGGTCAGCCGATTGGCGCCTCGCCCACGGGGTATATTTACCAGCACGAAGTGTCGCTCAACGCCGACGATCAGCCGATGGCGTCGAGTTTCCGCACGGGCTTCTTTCAGATGTCTGAAGCCGAGCTAAAAATGTTCGTGGATCAGGTCTGGCCCGACATGAAGTGGGGCTATTACAACGGGGCCCAAAACGCCAACGTTGGCATCACCTTCCATGTGGCCGATTACCCCGACGGGCAGGTCTCGAGCTACGGCCCGTACAACCTGACAGAGGCCACAACCTACATCACGCCGCGCTTCCGTGGGCGCCTCGTGTCCATCGAGATCTCGAGCAATGACCTGAATACCTTCTGGCGCCTCGGTGGGATAAGGTACCGCCTGCAACCCGATGGGAAGTTCTGATGCCCGCCAGTCTCGACGATATCCTCACAACCCAGAAAAACGGCGTGGTGGCGATCAACACGCTGGGCAACTACGTCAACAACATACTGACCTTCACGAAGGGCAGCAGCCTGTCGCGGGTTCCGATGACGACCGGCACCACGACCCTCTACACCGTGAACCCGGGCCTGCAGTTCACAGTGAACGACATCGAGATCTGCAACACGTCGGCTGCCCCTGCGACCTTTACGATCTATCTGGTGCCAGCTGGAGGGAGCGCGAGCGCGGGCAATGCGCTGTTCTTTAGCGCCCCAATTCCGGGCAACACGACCGTTCAGTGGACGGGCAATCAGGTGTTGAGCGCTGGTGGAACGATCCAAGCCTCGGCTTCGGCAACGACTGTGACCGTCATGTTCAACGGAGGGCAGGGCTGATGGCCATCACCGTTTATCCGCCGTATGGATCCTCCAGCACGAAACCCAGTTATGTCGCGTTTGGCGGCACGACCGTTGACGCTTTCGGGCGCCTCCGGGTGTCTCAGCCGTACACACTGTTCGACAGCCAGTCGCGCTATGCCGCTGACCCGGCGTATAGCTATTCGACGTCTGGGACGGGCGCGACGACGACATGGCAGACCGACAAATCGTCGATAAACCTCTATCCCGGCACCAGTTCTGCAGGCAGCGCCGTAGCCCAGTCGTTCCGGTCGTTTCCGTACCAGCCCGGGAAGAGCCTGCTAACGCTTCAGACCTTCACTCTGGCGGCGCAGCAGACGGGGCTGACGCAGCGCGTCGGGCTATTCAACACCGCCAACGGCATCTATCTGGAGCAGACCGGCACGTCTCTGCCGACCGGCGTTTCACTCAACATCAGAAGCGCCAGCGGTTCTGGAAACCAGCAGGCGCTGAAGAGCGCATGGAACGTTGATAAATTCGACGGCACCGGCCCCAGCGGCGTAACGCTCGATCTGACCAAGACACAGATCTTCTTCATCGACATCGAGTGGCTTGGCGTAGGTTCCGTCCGTTGCGGGTTCGTCGTTAATGGCGTGCTGTACGTGGCCCACGTCTTCAATAATGCCAACGTCCAGTCGTTCGTCTACATGACCACGGCCATCCTGCCGCTGCGGTTCGAAATCACGACCACGTCGATCCCCACTGGCACGCCTGTCCTGCAGCAAATCTGCTCCAGCGTCATCTCCGAGGGCGGCTACGAGCAAACGTCGCAGGTGTATAACGCTCGGGTGACGACGGCCTACGCGTCAACCCTTACGACCACCTTTGTGCCCCTGATCTCCATACGGTTGAATTCAAGCTTTCTGGGCGCAATCGTGATCCCGTCTACCATCACGGGTTTCCCGCTGGTTAATGGAAATTATGAGTTTGCTTTGGTTAAGAATGCCACCGGCTTGACCAGCGCCTCATGGGCCACGACGCTCGCCGCCGGGCAGGTGGACGTGGACACGGCTGCCACGGCGATGACAATTGCCTCCACAGATCAGATCGTGCAACAGAGCTTTGCGACCTCGTCTTCCCAGTCGACGACCCGTGCCGATATCGCGACTGGATATAACTGGGATTTGCAGCTTGGCGTCTCGTTGGCTAACGTGAGCGACACTTACACGCTTGCAGCCCGCACGGTTCAAGGAACAGCCGCCCCCGGCAGCACGGGCGTAGCCGTCGGCAATATCGCCTTCTACAACCTAACGGTGTGACATGCCCCTTAAGCGCGGAAATTCGCAAGAAACGATAAGCGGCAACATCAGCGAGATGATGCATGCCGGGCGCCCGCAGGGGCAGGCCGTCGCGGCTGCGCTGAGCACGGCGCGCGAGGCCCATGCTCGAGGAGCTCAGGTCGCACGGCCCAAGGGCGGCGCCATGGGGAAGGTTCATGTTGGGCCGATCCACAGCAACGTGGCGGGGCGCACCGACCACCTGCCGATGCACGTGAAGTCCGGATCTTACGTGATCCCGGCGGATATCATCTCGGCCATGGGCGAAGGCAACAGCATGGCCGGGTTCAAGATTGCCAACAGCATCTTCAGCAAAATGCCCTATGGGGCTCCAGACATGGGGACAGATATGCCCTACGGCGCGCCCGCCGTCGCAAAGGCGGGTGGTGGTGAGGTGGACACGGTACCCATCGTCGCCGCTGGTGGAGAGTACGTTATTCCTCCGGAGGATGTCGTGAAGATCGGGGAAGGAGACCTCGATCATGGGCATCGGATTCTGGATGAGTTTGTAAAAAAGTATCGGGCAAAGACCATCAAGACCCTGCAAAAGCTACCGGGTCCAAAAGTCGATTAAAGGAAAAAGCATGACAGACGCCGCAGACGCCCCCGCAGTTCGTGTAGGAACCCCCGCAGACCTCGACGGCATGATGCATCTGGCGCTCGACGCCACGCAGGAAAACGCATTCATCTCTCCGGACGTCTCCAAGCTCCTCAAAACCATGTGGGGCGCTCTAACTAGGCAGAACGGCATCGTGGGGATTATTGGAAAGCCGGGTGAGGCTTTTGAGGGTGCCATCCTTTTGGTTTTTGGAGAGCTATGGTACAGTAACGAACCTGTACTGGAAGAACGAGCGGTGTTTGTGGCGCCAGAATATCGCAATGCGAAGGGTGGGCGGGCTCGCAAGCTGTGTGAGTTTGCGAAAACGGCATCCGAAGAGCTTGCTATTCCGCTATCCATCGGGGTGCTTTCAAACAGTCGGACTGAAGCGAAAATCCGCTTGTATGAGCGGATGTTTGGGCAGCCTGCGGGCGTTTATTTTCTCTATGGGGCCAAGACCGGCCTCAGTGAACCTTCTAGCGAGATCCCATAATGTCTGGCGGCGGAAAAACTCAAACCTCCACATCTTCCGTACAGATTCCGCCGGAGGTGCTGGCTCGCTATAACGCGGTCAACGCAAGGGCCGAAAACGTAGCCTCGACGCCGTTTCAGGCATATTCCTACGACCCAAGTGCCTTTGTTGCGCCGATGACGGAAACGCAAAATGCGGCAATTGGCCAGATCGGGCAGGCGTCCGGCATGGCGCAGCCGTATTTTCAGGCTGGTGCAGCAGCGACATTGGGGGGTATGGGCCCCGCCAATCTGGGCGAACTCGACACCAACAAGTACATGAGCCCGTATCTGCAAAACGTGGTGCAGAGCACGGCGGACATTCTGGGTCAGCAAAACCGGCAGGATATGTCTGGCGCGCTTGGCACGGCCATCCAGTCAGGCGCTGGGTTTGGCGACCGGTCCGGCATTGCCGCTGCCAACCTGAACCGGCAGCAGATGATGGGCATGGGCAGCACCATCGGCAACCTGCTCAATCAGGGCTACATGCAGGCTCAGGGCGTTGCCCAGCAGCAGCAGAGCGCGGATCTTGCGTCCCGTCAGGCGAACCTTGCCCGGCTGTTGCAGGGCGGGCAGAGCATCGGTCAGTTGGGTGCTGGCGCTCAGGGCGCCGCGCTGGCTGGAAGTCAGGCGCTTCTCGGCGCTGGCACGCAGGAGCAGCAGACTGAGCAGGCCGGTAAGTCTGCCCTCTACAACCAGTACCAGCAGGAACGCGCCTATCCGTTCCAAACCACTCAGTTCCTTGGCAACATTGGCATGGGCACTGGTGCGCTGTCCGGCTCGACCACTCAGACGACGTCGCCTGCCGGGTTCTTCTCTGGCCTCAAGCGTGGCGGAAAGGTCATCGAGGACGTCGGCTATCGGCGCGGCGGCCTCGTCCCCGAGAGCATGGGCGGTCACGTCAGTGCGGGGCATATGGGCGAGGGCTACGCTGATGGCGGCTCCCCGCAGACGGACTACGCCACCATGGTCATGCAGCAGCTTTTTGGCGGCATGGATCCGAATGCAGGGGCTTATGGGCGGGGCTCTGCGGGGATCGGCTCTGGCGGGTTTGTCCCGCAGGCGAACTTGCCGGTCGGCCAGCTTATGATCGCTGACCCGGTTCAAGGCCCGAGCCAGACCGATGCCTCCGACATCGTGGACATGGCATCGAGCCTCGCCGATACCGGCGAAAAAGCCGGTGATATGTGGGAAAAATATGGCTTCTCGCGCGGCGGCACACCCCGCTCTGGGCTTGCCGCTGGCGGCATGCCTTACGACCCCCAGAATACGGGTTATGTGCCCGTTCAGGAACCCGGCTCCCAGAAGACGCCTGAATTGCTGCAGCCGAAAGATCCGCAGCAGCCCCAGAGCGGCCTGAGCAAGGTTGCTGACCTTGCAAAAATCGTTGGCATGTTCATGGCCAACGGCGGCGTTGCCGGGCGGCATGGGTATGCAGGCGGTGGCCGTCCGGAACCCCTCACTTTGGAGCAAGAACTGGAGGCGTATGCGCGCAGAAGGCCCGCGTCCGCGTTGTTCGATCCGGGTCCGCAGAACTTGCCACCGGGAGGCGTAGCCGCGCCTGCCCGTGTTCAGGGGCTTTCGTTTAACCCAAACGCTAGCGTTCAGGGGGGTCAGACGGAAAATTCAGCCTATGTGGCTCCCACTCGTGTTCAGGGGCTTTCGTTTAACCCAAACGCTAGCGTTCAGGGGGATCAGACGGAAAATTCAGCCTATGTGGCTCCCACTCGTGTTCAGGGGCTTCCGTTTAACCAAAACGCTAGCGTTCAGGGGGATCAGACGGGGAATGCCCGTATTCAGGGGCTTCCGTTTAACCAAAACGCCAGCGTTCAGGGGGCTCAGACGGAAAATGCTGTTTATGTGAGCCCGGCTGAAGCGGAATTTCTGAGGCAGTTGCGCGCCGCTCCCCCAAATTTGGCCGTAGCCACACCGGCTGGCCTTTCCGCCGCTGATGCTGATCGCATCCGGAGGGAGTACTACACCAGCGTTTACAACGCTGAAAAGGAAGCGGGTAGACCGGTTCAGCTTGTCAGTGACGACATTGTGACTAATCGACGCCTTGACCAGCCCACGAGCGTTCAGGGGGTCCAGAAGAAGCCATTTTCTCCTCGTGTTCGGGAACTCCCGTTTAACCCAAACGCTAGCGTTCAGGGGGCGCAGGCGGAGAACGCTGCCTATGTGGAGCCGGATGCTGCAACTAGGATGTTCGGCGCGGCCACAGGTGAGGATAGCGCTGTTGACACAGCCATGCGTATTGCAGCTAACACCCCGGGAGCCGTTTCTGACGCCTATATGCGGGCCGTAGACAAACTCTTCTTGGGTCCAACCGAATATTCACAAAAATATCCAACCCCTACCCCGCAGCCTGATTATATTGTCGGCGGACCCCCGGCTTGGTCCCGCACGGTGGGAGCGCGTGCAGAAGACCGCAGAGACCTTGTCTTTAACCCGTACGCCAGCGTGCAGGGGGCTCAGATTGGTGAACCACGGAGGGAGGTGATGGAGCCGGTCGAGAGCGGCCTCACGCTGCCGCCGTATGTAGCTCCCTATCCCGGCAGCGAGCTTCGCAACGTCTCTCTTGATCGTCGGTTTACTGGCGTGCAGCCGGGGTTGTCGAGCGCGAATTACTCTGATGCTGCCGCGTTCCTTCGCCCAATCCCCATGCCGCGCCTTGATCGTAGCGGCCTTGGCGCAGCTTCGGCCACCGCACCTGTTACCGATGCAATTGTTGCTGCCGATCCCGCCCAGACTGATCTTACGCGTGACGTGGCAAACGCTGCAGAGCCTATCGCTGGGGCGGAGCCGGGGCTGGCGGCGGGTACTGGGGCCGGGACGCCTACAGTCGCAACTGGAGATCGCGAGGCTTATTACGCAGCGATCAAAGCGGCTGAGAGCGGGAATAACCCCAACGCTCAGAGTAACACGTCATCTGCTTCTGGCTACTATGGGTTCACGGACGGGACGTGGAGCGCGTTGGCGCAAAAGTATCCAGAGGCCGGTCTCACTGCTGACGGGAAGAACGATCCGGCGCAACAGGAGCGGGCAATCCGCCTATTGACGGCGGAGAACGAACGCCAGCTTAAAAACGCCGGAATTCCCGCAACTAACGGCAATCTTTATGCTGCACATTTTCTTGGGGCAGGTGCCGCCCCAAGGGTGCTTGGTGCCCCAGACGGAGCAGCTATCGAAGGGCTGGTTCCGGCGTCCTACATCGCGGCCAATCCGTTTCTTAAAGGCATGACCGTTGGTGAGTTTAAGCAATGGACCAATGAAAAAAGCTCCGGCGCTGGTGGCGGCGGTGGCGGCACGCTTGGAGACGCGGCGATCACGCCACGCGACGTAACCGACACCCGCCCCGATGGCGGTCGCAACGATCAGCCTGCACCCGGCTTGGGCGGCAAGAACTTTTTTGAGAAGATGATCGATAAGGCTGGCGGCCCAGAGAACATCATCCTGCCGTTCCTGTCGGGGCTGGGGAAGATGGCTGGATCGCAGAGCCGGTTCCTCGGCACAGCCCTCCTCGAGGGCGTGGGTGGCGGTGCCGAGGCCTACATGAACCGCCAGAAGCAGCTTGCTGATATCGGACAGACACAGGCACTGACCCGTGGGCAGGATATCCAGAATGTTGCTGGCAGCGTAAAAGATATCGGCGGCGTAAATTATGTGGTCACCGCCAATGGCGGCCTGCAGCAGTTCAACGACTGGCTCTCCAACCCGTCCGCGCCCATTGCAGGCGGCGAAGCTCTGAATAACACCCTGCGCCTCGCAGGGCAGCAGCTTGCGGCCCAGAACGGCACCGCTAACACAGGCGATGTCTCCTCGGTTTTGCAGACCGTACAGACGGCTCCTCGCGGGGTTGAGGGGGGCTCTGGCTTGCCAGTTTCGCCTAGCCAGCCTCCTGAGCCCACCAATGTTATATGGGATCCGCGCGCCAGCGGGGCGACGGATCGCGCAGACAAGATGATGAGTTTTCCAAATGCCCGAGATCTGATCACCAACTCTGCAGCACTGCTTAACGATGTTACAGCTGGCGGATCCACCGCAGGTGATAACCGCCTCAACATCGCTGAACAGGCGATGGCCGTTTCGGCACTTATGGGGGCGCCGCCGCTTGAAAGCTTTGGCTCTCAGGGTACTGGGCGCGCTGCGGTTACCAAGGCACTTAACCTGTTCAGCCAAAGCTTGGGGTTAGGCGCGTTCTCCGACATGCCTACGCAGACAGATATTCTTGACAAGTTGAGATTTGCTCAGGCCAACAACTTGGTCAACGCGTCCAATCAGGACAGCTATAACGCCCTGTCTGCTGCGGCGAGTATGATGCCAAACATTGAGCAGGATCCGATTGCGGCTGCTACGGTTATGGCCACGCTTATGGTGGACAATCAGCGCGCTGTTGATCGGTCGTCGTTCTATAATGCCTTTGCGGATCAAACTACGTCAAAGATCCTTCTCCCTGCGGGGGCCGAGTTTAATCGGTTGTACGACAGTGTGTACAAGCAGGAGGTGGCTTACCTACGCGACCTGCTGGCTAACCCAGCGACTTCGCGATATATAAAAGAGGCTATGACCGTTGGAAATCCAGAAGAAACTCAGTTCCTTTTACAGCAAGCTCTGGGCAGAACCGAAATCCCGCCAAAACTTTATCGATACTTCGTCTCGGGAGGTAATGTCTGATGGAAAACTCGTGGCTTATACCGAAAAAGGAAATGCCTATTGAAGACAGGCTCAAGGAGTTAGCTAAGCGCTTCCCAGCGCTACCGGCGTATGGGTCTGATTCCTCAAAATCTGTTTCCGTCCCCACTAACAGCGTCACCCCCGGATCCGCTGCCCCTGCCTCCGCCGCGCCAGAGGCGGAGCCTGATTACGGCAAAATGGGCTGGGGTGAGGTCGGGGGACGAATGCTCGCAGCAGCCCCGGGCAGTTTTGTTAAAACCATCGGCGATGTTGGCGAAGCCATCATGAACCCGGTTGAAACGGTTGGCGCCCTCGGCGAGCTTGGGAAGGGCGCGCTCTCTGCCGGTGCTGGCTACTTCATGGAGCAGGATCCCGCACAAAAGGCGAAGGACGAAGCGTCTTTCAATGCCCTGCGAGAAGAATATGGCCAGCGCTATGGCGACCTGTTTGACGGCGCCGCCGGGCTGAAGAAGACGCTGGCCACTGACCCGTTCGCCGTCGGTATGGATGTTGCCTCAGTCGCCCCCGTTGTAGGTGTGGCTGGTCGCGCCGCAGGCCTCTCTAAGGCCGGGAAGCTGGCAGAGACTGCGCTGTCGGCGCTTGATCCGACGCAGTTAGCCATGAGTGCAGCAAGCAAGGTGACTGATTTTGGAGGCGGCCTGTCCAAGGGAATTCTTGGTGGCACTTCCGGATCCTCAAAGGCCGCGCTCGACCTTATTGAGAGCACGGCGCGCAAAGGCGATGCTGGCGCAAACGCTGCCTTTTTTAAGGGAGCTTGGGGCGATGAAAGCTTGAATACGGCTCTTCCGCAGATGCTGGAAGATAGCGTTAACGAGATGGGCAAGGGCATCAGCGATGACTTTGCACGTAGCAAGGCGGGGCTGACAACGCAGCAGTTGGACCCGAGCGGCATTGAGCTTTCAATCGGTAATGCAGCAAGTGAGCTTCAGGCGTACCGAAAGCCGTCTGGCGAGTGGGTCAGCGACGATTTCCCGCGCGAGGCCGATATCCTCAACGAAATGGAGCGGCGGCTTTACAATCGGCGCGACATGTCTGCGGCAGGCCTGCACAACATGAAGGTCGGCTACAGCGATCTCATGGACGGATTGATGCACTCGCGTGCGAAGGGGGCCATGGGGAAGGTTCCTGAATCAGTCCGAAAGACCATCGCGGATGCCCAGCCTGAATATGCAAAAATGATGGATATGTGGCAGCAGTACCGTAAAGACGCGAAAGACCTTGCCGCTGAGTTTGGAAGCTCGCGTAGCTCAACCGCTGCCAAGATGTCGAAGCTGGTGCGCTCGATCCAAAAGGACAAGAACCAGCACCTATTCGGCCTTCTCAGGAACACGCCTTCGGGCAAGTACCTACCCGAGATTATCGCGGGCGCGACCGTGCGCGAGGTGCTGCCCGACTGGGCAAATAAAATTCAGAACCTTGCGCTTAGCGGCATCGCTGGTACATCGTTGGGCTTTGGTGTTCCTCACGCCGCGCTGGCGCTGGCAGGAACGTCTCCAAAAGTGGCCGGTCACCTTACATACGGATATGGGCTGGCACGCCGCGCTGGTGACGTCGCGGGCGGCGCTCTGGCACCTCCTGTCACCAATATTCTTAGCCAAGTCGGCAACGAGGAAAACCCGATCATCAAGACCGAGCCATCCCCCGTGCAGGGCAGTATGTTTGCAGGTGGTCGCGTTGGGCGCCAAAGCGGTGGTCGCGTGGGCAATCCGGGGTCTGTTGCGGAAAAGCTTATTAGGGCTGCAGAGCAGGCGAAAAACAGGCATAGTGACGGGACCAGCCCGCTGCTGAACGTTCCAGATGAGGCCATCACCAAGGCCCTCGCAATTGCGAATGAGAAGATCTGATGAGCAATAGCATCACCGCCAACAAAAACCTCGTTATCCAGACGTACAACACGGCTGATGGCACCCTGCCGACCAGCGCTGTTTTGACCTCTGGGTTGACCTCTGGAACCGCCTACACCACGTGGGATGTGCCGGAGAATTACAACGCGGCAGCGCTCGATGTGGTGCTGGGTGGCACGGCTACGGTTTCTGTGACTGGCGCGTCCGGCA